ACTCCATTCCAATAATATTGGTGGCTATCTATCCCATTTGTAGCCCATATAATCAGACTATCTCATTGCTGAGTCATTCCTATAATTTCTTCATCTGACCTAATCAGATTTTTACTATCTGATATTCTCCAATCTAATGTACTTAATACATCTATCGTGTTTCAACTAGCAATATATATATCTCATCATCGCTCTACTGCAATATGATTATCTGCATCTGTTAGTCAATTTATTTCTTCATAGTAATTTCTATTGAATGTTCAAAAATTTAGAGCTTCTACAGTACCGTTAAAATCTGAACTAGGTGTTATCGTTATTGTATATGTAGTTGAATCTGAAATATTACTAGGAGCTTCTGTAAACCATCCATTTCTTCATTCCTCTGTATCAAATGAGTCGTTATCTCAATTGTTTATGCTTACTGTAACATTTCATTGTGTGCAATTTACTATTTTTATTGCTAATCTACCTAGAGTAGAAGTATCATATCAATTAGCATCTGTTGTTAATGGCCCTGTATTCCCTGTTGTATGTTTCATTCATCAAGTAGTTAAGTCCCATCATGTTCATACAGTCCATCAAGTTGTTCCATCTTCAAATCTAGGATTAGTTATTGACTGTCAATATAGCTTATATGAATTTTTATAATCTATCTTTTGGATAAAATTATCACTTAGTATCAAGGCATAATCTCCATATACAAATCATCAATTGATAGGTATAGCTTGATTTATTGGCTCACAAAATATTGCTCATCCTCAATCTTCTCATCAGTCTCAACTTGTACTTCAGTTCAATTTTCATTGCATCTCTAATTTACCATCTTTTGTGAAATATATAACACTATTCGTAGATGTTATTGGATCTCACTTACATGGATAAGCAGCAACAGGGTATCATAAAGTCCTCTCATTCAAAGTATGTACAGATAATCAATGTCAAAGTTTGAATCACTTAGTAGAATATCAGCTTTGAATTCACTCAGCATAAAAATAACTACCTCAAGCAAACTCATCAGCTGAGATTCATTTTGTCCAATCACTTAATGTTATGTCCTGTCTTTTTACTTCCACCATGGTTTTATTCTAAGAATCATAAATAGGCGTCCTCTACATGATAGGCACTTTCATTTTCAAAACATCATTCTACTTTCATATTTTGTATTGCTTGTTGATAGTATCAATCCCATAGTTGTTGCTTATCAAATACTTGTTTTTCTCCAAAAACTAATTGATTCAATCATTTCACTAGAATGTTGTGATATTCAGGTGCTAATTTTATCTCATCACTTGTATTTTCTAATGTTAAGTCCAAAGGTATATATTTTCACTCCATATATAGCTCTCAATCTTTTTGTGGTATAGGCATTAAGAAAATACTACCATCTCTAAGAATTCAATAATTGTCTTCTTTCCACTTAGGTTTAGATATTTCCTCATAGCTATCATAAATGCTACTATCATACAATGGTATTTTCTTTCAATCAAGAAAAGCTGTAAGTACAAGTTTTAGCCCTGTACTTTCATCACTTGGCTTTGGCAAAATATATTCAGATTGTCATTTATTTACTTCTGTTGTGAAACTATTCCAAGCATATTTTCTTGAATTTATTGATAGCTGAGAAAATACATCTTTGTAAATAATATTCAGATATTCTAAGTAGTCTGTATCTGAAATTTGTCATATAGGGGTTCAAGTTTGTTTCCTTGATAGCTTTATGATACTTGTTACATCCATTGGCTAATGAGTTCTAAATAAAAATTTCATTTTGAGAGGTTAGTTTCCCAACCTCCCAACTATGAATCTCTTACTAGGCAGCAATCTTCATCTTAACCATTCTTTCTTTTCCTTCTTGGAAAGTCTTAACTCCGTAAAGGCAAGAAATGATGTAGTAATCAGCTTTCTGTTTAGGTAATGGATTCTTTCTAACATCTATGTTCTGTTGCATAACTAGGTCAATAGCTCCTGGTCTACAAAGCAAAGCATGAGCTTCTTCAGCACCAACAGTAATAGTTGTGTCAGGTGTAGAAACTAATACATCTCCTGCAGTTGTAAGAACTCCTGTAGAAGCATCTAAGTTAGCTCTAACATTCTTTAATTTAGCTCTGTCAGCAGCACTTACTTCAACATAAGTCGTTCCTGCTCCTGCAGCTCCATTGATAGCAGCAGCTAAGTTAGCTAAAGCTGCAGCATCGTTAGCTCCTTTCAATACATTACCTGCAGTTGATCCAATAGATGCAACAAATGTGAATTTAACACCTGCTACAGTAATTTCATCAGTAGCAACTACACTTGAGAAACTGATAGTTCTAGTGTGTTCTACATTGTTAGAAGAATATACTTTGTATCCTGCAAAGTTTCCTGCATATCCGTTTTTCAAAGCTAAGTCAGCTAAGCTGAATCAGTCTTGAGCAACAGTTTGAGCGATAACACTTGCCATCTTTGGAGATACAACCAAAGCCCAAGTTTTATCCATTTCACATCCGTTAGCTGTAAGTTTAGCACCTGCAGTCATAACAGCATTAAGACAGTTAGAAGTAGATAAGCTAATAGCTTGTCCTGCAGTTCCTCCAATGTCTCCTGCATCTAGAGAGACAACAGCATTTCCTACTTCAGATAATACTTTACCATCAATATCGTTAGCCAATCTGTAAGCAGCCCTTTCTACATAGCTGTTTTCAAGATCGTATTTCATTTGAATCCAATCTACTTCATCTATAGCGAAAGAGATTTCTTTTGATTGGTCGATGTCTAGATATTCATCAGTTCCAATTAAATCTTGCTGAGTTGTATCTGTGTATTTAACATAGTCGTTTACAACTAAGTCATTTGGATAAGGTCTGTGGATTCTGTCTCCATACTTCAAGTCAGGTTGTTCTTCAAAAGAACAGATTTGTGTAGCTACCAAAGCATTTTTAGTTAAATATTGGATTCTTCTACTCCATAGCTCAGGTATAAAAGCATCTAAGTTTTGTGCCATTTTGAATTAAAATAAGTTAAGTAAAAGGTTTATTTCTTCCCTCTTGCTTTCCAGAACTCATTAAATTCTGCATCAGTCATTTGTCTCCAATCTTTTTCAGGCTCAGGCTCTTTAGTGATACCATCCACTCAAAGATTAGAAGGCTGACTTTTAAGCAAGTCAGGTTTGTTTTTAGCTAGATATAACTGATAGGCAGTATTGGCATCCATTCATGTATACTGTGATTGGATTTTCTTTACCTCCTCTCTAAACTCACTAGCTGTAGAGTTTTTTTCAAAGAATAGTTCCTCTTTTACCTTTTTATCGATGTAGCTATCATCGATTTGGTATTGAGCTTTTTCTTTTTCTTGTGCCTTAGCACTCTTAAATCTAGACTGTCGTTTATCAGCTCTTTCCTTTTCTTTCTCGTAAAGAGCTTTGTAATCAACTTCTTCTCAGTCTACTCACTCCTCAATAGGAGTTGTGTCTAAAGTTTCTTCTTCAGGCATGGTAATAATTGGTTAGTAATAAAGCATCATAACCGTAGCTAAAGTAGATTTGTTGTTGTTGCATAAACCTACAAACTGCGATATGTTAGGTATTAAACCTCTTGGGAATGTGTCTCTCTTTATCGCTGATAACTTTCGAGTTTCTTATACTTCTTGCTTAAACATTCATTCTATAATCTCTGCTCTCTCTTGTTCTTCCATTTCCTCTATATCCTCATCTGCTTTATAATCTGGGTTTTCTATCATTTGTGCTGGTAGCTGATCCATTACCCAATTAAGACATTTTAACTCAACTCTATATAAATCTGACTGAGTTAAATTCTTATCAGGCACATCCATACAATCTCAATAGAGTATTTTGTGTGCTAAAGCCTTCTGTCTGTTTCTGATTAGCTCTTTCATCTTTTCCCATCATCTACTCCTTAGTAGATCATCAAGCTTTACCATTTTTTCTGTCATTATGCTATGTTAGAATTTAAATTTACTGTATCTCTAGTGATTAGTTCATCTCTAGTTGGTTGTCATTGAGACATCATGATATTTGCTGCACTATTAGCCATCTCGTTATTCATAGGCATCTGTGTTTGTCATTCTCATAACTCTAATAGTAATCAGTTTAGTTTCTCTAATATCTCATCCTTTAAATCTCCATCTTCTGCTTTCTGCATATACAACCAAACTGTGTAGAAGTCTATATCCGTTCTCTTGAATAAGCTTGTTGGTCTAGCTCATAGATTTACCATATCTACATAACTCTTAGCAATCCTTTCTTCAGGTGTGTATGCAAAGATAGAATTGACTGTATTTGGTTTTAATCCTGTAGCTCTAAGATATAATCTCTTGAATATTGCTTTGTTTACAGGTTTGATTTCAGGATCATTTGTTATGATAGGATACAAAGCCATTAGAGTGTTTTTGTCTTTTTCATTGATAGCATTTATATCCTCTGTTGCTCCTACCATAATGTAAGGCATCTGTTTAGTAATGAATTGGTCTTTACTCAAACTAGCTCATGTCCATTCAAAATCAGCATTCAGTAATACTCGTTTTTCTTCTCCATCCTTGAAGTTCTCTAGATAACCTCTCCATCGTTGGAAATAGTAATCTCTATAGAATCGCTGCTTAATCGTATTCTTGATAGATAACTGCATATTAGCATTAGCTTGTAATTGCTGAGCTTCAGCTTTAGTCATAGACTTATCTGGCATTATTCATTGCTGTAAGCTATCTATCTTTGAATCGTATTTAGCTTCATTCTCTAGCCAAGACATCATATTCCATACATCAGTTTTAATCTGACTCTGTGGCAATTCATACATTGCATTTTGGATTGGCTGTGTTCCTATCTCGTTTTCATCTATGAATAAGTATCTCTGGTCAAATGTTTTTTTCTGTAATTCCTCTTTGTTCTTTATCAATCTAGAATTTACAAGGAAGTCTCCACCTGTAGCTTCTCTCTTAGCTTTCATCAGACTTAGATTTGCTAAGATAGATTTAGCATTCTGTTTATCCTCTACTTTATCACAGATAGAAGTACCAAATGGATTTCATCTTACAGGATCATAGTAGTTGAGTAATACAGGTCGAGGTATCAATGTTGGATCAAGTTTTTCTTCTTTAGTTACAGGTTTAAGTTCTTCCTTGTAAAATATCTCAGTCATATCTGCACTAAGTACGAACTTCCATTTCCTTCAATCTACAATCGTATAATGAGTGTAAATATCTAAAGCGAAGTTATCCTCTATTTCATCAACTATGATTGGTCATGTTCAAGCTTTATTCTGATATGCTTCTCTAGTTAGGTTGTCTTCCATGTTGTACTGTTTAGCAAACCATCTATTGATTGCTTCTTTATCGTATTTATCTTTTACATCATGAATATTTGTTAGCATACAAAATCCATGAAATCTGTAGTTCTTTCAATCAAACTGTCATGTCTGAGTTGGTAATGGATCAGGTATCCATGAAAGAGGATTGATAGCTTTCCAAGTGTTAGTCTTTGTTGTATGGTCAAATCAAGTCTTGTTGAGTATTCATACTCCGAAGAAAAGACTATCTTGTTCTACTTGATATTTGAGCTGTTGAGTAGCACCTTCTCTTTCATCAAACTCAGCAACAGCATTTAAATTCTGAGCTTCTTCTTCTCATATCCATCCTTGTCTAGATATGAATTTACATTTAACTCAGTTAGTAAAGAATGATGCGATAAGTGTATCTATGTAATTTCATATCATGTTGATATTGATAATCTTTGCAGATTTAGTTGCCTGTGGATTTCGTTTCATAATTCTATCTCTGTATCTAATCCTTGCAGGTCTTACATAGTTCAATCATAAAGCATATTCTCTTTGTATCTGTACGAGTATTGCTGACTTATCCATGCTTAGTTTTTGATATAAATTCTAGTTTGTAGTATATTCTGAAATTTGAAAAATCAACTTTTTTTTAGTATCAAATAATATTGAATGCTATAGGGAAGTTTCAACTCAGTCATCGTGATTTGCTATCAGTCAAGAATATACTTTTTACCTCGTATCACCAAAAAGCTAAATCTTGTCTGAAATCAGAAAAACTTGAAGCTTGTCGCAAATCACACTTATTAAATCCACATAAATATTTTGGTCTGATTATATCTATTATCCTTCTATAAAATAATTCTACACTATCATTAGTTCAATAAAACTCTCTTAAATCTGGATACTGTTCTTTTGTTAGCTTAAAATATGGTGGATTAGTATAGACTACTAGATTTTCTTTTTCTCTTAATCATCGTAAATAATCTTCAGCTTCATCTGAAAGAAAATCAAGTCTGCATACCCAATATCATTTATCCCTACATATTTTTACATCCTCTCTTTCTAAAGTAGTTCAGAATTTACTTACATCTCATAGACTTTCTAATAATGCCCCTTCGCCACAAGCACAATCATAAAAAGTCTGATTCTCAAAATCTTCTATGTTTTTTTTCATATATTCTACAGCTAAATCTGCCCGTTTTTTAGGTGTATAAAATGCACCTGTTGCTACTTGCCTTTCTTTACTAAGTTCCATCTAATAAAGCATATCATCAAAGTTGATTGTAATAACATCTGTGTGTGTAGTAGGAGAATAAGGTCTTCATAAAGTCCGATACATTCTCATCATTATCGCATCTGCATAGTCAGGAGAATGTCATAATCTCTTTTTCATATCTTCCTTTGATTCTAGTCTGATTTTATTCTCTCATTCTAAATCTTTCACTAGGATGTTGTCTAGCTCATTCTGTAGCTTATCCTTTATCTCTCAAGAAGTATTAACTCTGATTTCCCTTTTCTCCATCAAGTATTTGAGTTTAAAGTAACATTGTGTTTTAAGGTTAGCATAATTCCTTAGCTCATCCTTTTGCACTATAGGAGTTCAATTATTCATAAAATTTACGCATCCTCTTAGATGGTCGCATACGCCTCAGCCGACTCAGTCTGAATCTATACAAATATTTGATCTCCTGCAGTTGTAATATCTTTCTAGCTCTCTGATAGTTTCTACAGTTTGGTCTGTAGTTCTTCAGTTGTAGCTTTTTATCTCTACAGCTTCTAATCCTTTTCGTACTACAATAACAGTCATATCATCTCAAAGCCTAGCTACATCGCAAGTAATGTATGTTTCTTCTGTGGCTGGGACATTGCAAGAAAATAAATCTGAAATTTCATCTCGCCTGAATAACTTTCAAGGTGTGTCATCGTAATCAAAGTTTCAGTAGAGCAGTCTTTGCTTTGTTATCTCATCAGCTCTCTCTAGCTGAGTAATGTATTCAGGTGGCAAGTAAGGGTTATCTCATGCTGTAGCTCTTACGAATTTTCTATATGGTGGTAAAGTTCAAGCTTTTCGTGGTAGGTAATAATCGTTGTAAACGTGTCATTTGTTAGGATTAAAGCATTCTAAGAATTTAGGATGCTTCTTTATTGTTTGTCAGTTTTTAACAAAAGTATTCTGCCTTCAGATACGAGTTTTTAACATATCAATACCTTTAGCATCTACTTCGTTAGCTTCATCAATAAAAGCTCATGTAAGCTCAAGACTTCAAAACCTAGTCCATTCAGGATCAGATGGTTGGGCTGCACAATCAAGTAAAATGATTTCACTTCAGTTAGGGAATTTGATTATATTTGTTTGGCTGTTAAGATTCCCTCTATCTAGTTCAGGGATTTTGTAATAATCCATAATCTTGTAGTAAGTAGCTAATGTAGTTCTTCTAAGATTTACAAGCTCCTTTCTTCAGATTACTCGCCTAGATCAAGGATATTCATAACAAGCTGACCAAACAGCAAAACATCCTAGCCGAGATTTACTTCATCATGCAGCTCATCCGAATCAGATTTCAGTAGTTATATCATCTCTGAAATACTGTAAAGCTTCGTATTGTTTAGGGGTTGCTTTAAACTCTACAAACATCTTTTACTTTTTCTTAAAAGCGATTTTCTTTTTAGGAGTTTCTTTTTTCTCCTCCTTTACTTCCTCTTTAAGCTCAACTTTGATTGGCTCTTGTTTAACTTCTTCTTTTACTTCTAGGGTAGAAAGAAGTCATTTAATCCATTCAATCATCTCTAAGCTTCTGAGATTGTTTTTTCGCTCAAGCTCTTTGATTTTTGCTTCAAGCTCTTTTTTGATTTCTTCAATCATGATTCGTTATAGTTACAAATAAAAATATGTAATTCTGATATTAACCTCTCAATCTGTATCTTTTGGATAAGAGAGAAAGGTTTACAGATTACTTGCAGTTGGTCGTTTATCTTATCTCGCTCTAATGTTCAAAAATACTCCTTTACTTTCTCAGGTTGTTGTTTTCTCATAAACTTGTTACAGAGTTTTAAATCTGATTTCAAGTTTGTGTAGATCTGTTTTGTCATCTCGTTTTGTACATTCATGGTTTTCTTATTATCATATAAGCATCTAAAGCTTCTATTTTATCTGCAACAAAGTCATGGAACTGTTGCAGGTTAAAATCTTTGTAGCTTGGAGTGTGTCATTCTTCAGCATCGTATTCTTGGATTGCCAGAAACTCACACAATACAAGCTCTGCGTTCTTGTACTCAATCTGCTTTACTTGTAATGTAGCATCTATCGTACTTTTCATTAACTTGACATTTTGTTAGAAATAAAATGTTTAACCTATGATTTCTTTTACTAGAAGCTCTTTTAACTCTGATTTTAGAATATATCTAGTTACATATTTTTGGCTTCTACTACTCCAAACTCATATTTCTATTACCTTCTTACTAGATTTTACTCGCTGTTCTGATATTCATAACATATTCGCTATCTGTTTTCTTGTATAAGCTATTAGTTTCATTTTTGTCGACATAAATGAAATAAACTATATCTCTTTTGTTTTATTGTTCTCTCAGCTATCAGTAGGATTTCCTCACATGACTATGTGGATTCACTCTATCCTGATATTCTGATTTACATCGCTTTCTTCCTTTACATAAGTAGTTGGCTGTCAGTTCTGTATCCTGTTCATTCATCGGATGGTGTTTAAATCTTTAACATTGATATTTCATTTAGCTTCCATCTGATCTAGTTTCACTTTCGTTAGCTCAATAGCTTTTGCTATGTTTCAAAGTAAAAACTCTGTACTTGGCTCTAGTTGTTTTGCTAATTTATTTCAAACTTGCTTAATAGCTTTCTCTGTTGCTTTTGCTTTAAGTTGTTGCTTCTCTTTAGTCCATCAAACTGTTTTTATTGTGTTTATCTTTTCTGCTAATCATTTACTCCTTAAAAACGACTGAACACTAGAATGCTCAGAAGCCATAAATTCTTTCTTGAGTTTTACTAAATCGTACTTGATAACTCACATTTAACTAGTTCAATGGATAAAAAGATAATTACTAATGTTTCAATAGTTACAATAATCTGATATGTGTCTTTCTCTCTTTGCTGATAGGTAATAAAGTCTGAAATAAGTCTGATTAAATCGTAAGGTTTCATAGGTAAAGAAAAGAAATAAATCTGATTAGTGTTTATGTTCAGCTCTCCGTTTCTCTTGCTGTTGTTTGTTGACTTTATTACTACATTCTAGGCAATACTTTTTAGGTCATCTTCAGCTGATTTCTTTTCAACAGATTTTACATTGCTTCATGCTATCTAAAGAAAGAAATAAATCTGATCCATATATTGTGCAGTCTCTCATTCCAAGTTGGTTTGGGTTTCATGTTTATTCTGTTTCTTGCCATGTTGGTATTACTAGGAGTATAAATAGCTTCTCTTAAGCTCATTCAGGTTTTTAATCTGGTGTAGAATGCTTGATAGCTTGTTGGCTGTTCTCATATCAGCTCCATCCTTTTGATGTGTTCCTTTCGGAAATACTTTACATCTCATCTGTTATAGAGGGGATTTAGTTTGGACATTGCTTAAGTTGTAAAGATAAAGAAGAAATCTGATTGACTAAAACTTTGTTTAAGTGTTTTACTTCATCTAGGTTATCCTTCATCGTTCTGAGTGATACTAGGTACTGTTGTACCTGCTCTTTGAGTTCTTTTATCTCTTGCTCTTTTTTATGTAGCTGTGCTGTTAGCATTCTTTCATTTATTGATACGTGCATTTTGTTTTTAAAGGAAATAAAAAAGTCTGACTATTGTGTCAGTTTTTCTGTTTCTTCAAGTAGGTATTGTTTAACTTTATCGTAGTCTTTATCTCGGATTTGTTTTGATTTGGCTTTTAGGTTATCGTATCGCTCCTGTCATCTTTTAGCTATTATCCATTCAGCAAATTCTAATGGTGTTCTATGTGCAGAAAATGCTTTTGACATCGTATGATGTCAGCTACAAAGACATATTCAGTTATCTAGATCAAATCTTGTAGTGTAGTTATTTCTAGTGAATAGATGGTGGCTGTTAAGATATTTATCCTTTCAACAGTATTCGCATCTAAATCATGCTCTAACTTTTACAAGTTTAGACCATAACTCATCACATAGTTTTAAATCTGATTTTCTTTTCTTTGTTTTTGCCATTAAGCCAAAATGCCTTACTGTAATAAAGTAAGGCTCTATCCATTTGTTCTACACATACACTATATTATACTCCTGAAAACAATAATTACAACACTTTTTTTATCAGATTTGACTTAATGCTTTTTATGATATAATTTAGTTATCATAAATTTCAGACTTTACCTTGTTTTTACATATTGACTTTTATATATTATATTATGTTGTGTGTGTAAAAAGTAGAGTCTTTTATAATGATTTTACTTTCTTATTAAATCCAAAATGATAAAAAAATACTTAGAATATGTAAGATATACTAGATGATTATCTATATGCACAGTTATTCTTTATAGAAATTCTTTAAAGAAATTTAACATCTTCTTAAACTCAATATGAAAGGAACTAGAGTCTCCAGAAAAAATTAC